GACCGCTCTCGACCTCCATCTGGGCCAGCGACGGGGGAGCCCAGAGATCCTCCTCGAAGCCGTTGGTCATCGAGGTCCAGAGGCGCTGCTCCTTGATCTTCTTCAGGCGCTTGTAGGCGACCTTGGTGGAGCCAGCGCTCTCGCCCGTGTTGAGTTCGACCTCGGCGTCGGTCCACGACATGTGGTCGATGCTGAAGCGCCACGGAGCCTTGATGGTGTCGGTCACCTGCGGGTTGCGCCAAGTGAAGACGTCGTTCGGCTGGTAGTGGTCGTAGGTGCGCGAGTCATCGAACATGATGACGTCGCGGATCTCGTTGCCGCCCTGAACAGTGACCTCGCTGGCCTTGTTCTTGAGGAGGCGGGAGAAGGCGTAGGTGTTCTTGACCGCCTCGTTGATGACGGCGTCGGCGCTGGTCAGGTAGGTCGGACCAGTCGTCTGCATGAAGTCGTTGAAGGTCTGGATCGAAGGCATGTTGCCCTCCGTGTTGGGTTAGCGGGAAAGGATTCTGCGAACGTCGTCTCGGGTTCCGCCAGAGAGCAGGATGTCGAGAGCCATGTCGTCCTTGTCGACCTTCGCTGCGGCGCGAACGGGGGCCTTGCCCACGCTCGGACGCGCGATGGACCGAGGATCGGTCTTTCGTGGCTCTCCTGCCTTCTGTCGGAACGCCTCCTTGACGATCGCCTCGACCGAATCGAACTTGCTGGGGTTCTCCCGTCCGATTCGTGCGGCCTCCTCGGCGATCGTCTTGTAGTCGGGAGCCTTGCTCCCGTACTCCGAGGCGATCCTCTGGTAGGCCATCTGCGACTGGTGGCTGACCTCGATCATGCGGGTCTTCTCCTCGAACTCTCGACGGAGACGTTCCTGCATGGTCTTGAGCGGCTTGACGGCCTCGTCGCCGAAGATCTCGCCGAACTCGGAGAGCGGATCTGCATCCGACTCCTTGTCGTCCGAGACAACCGACGCCTTCGGCTCCTGAACTGCATTCGGCTCCGTCTTCCTATCGGAAGCCACCTTTGCGCCGAACGCATCCACATCAGCCTGCCGCTTCGCTGCCTTCAGACCCCAAGCCTTCAGTTCGGAAGGGTTGGACTTCAGGCCGTCGATCACGTTGGCTGGCACGCCGTCCCGCTGCAATGCCTTCAGGGCACGATCCATGTCGTGATCTGGAGCAGCGTTCTCGGTCGAGGCAGGAACCCGAGTGGACTCGGGCTTGTCGATTCCAAGCAGACGGTCGAGGACGGCGTCCATCTCGGCGTCGGAGTTGTCCTCCACAGGCTCTTCGACCTGCGTGGCTTCCAGCGCCTCGGGCTGCTCCTCGATCTTCGGCTCTTCGGTCTCTGGCGTGATGGGTTCTGTCATTTCAGTCCTTCACATACCCGTGACGCGACATGATCTCGCGCTCATGCCGCTTCGACTCCACGATCGGCTTGCCACCCTTCGCAGTCTTGCACCCCGCTAGATTTCGCGGGAGGGCCTGACTGACGTACGGGTACTGCGACCTGTTGGTCGCAGGATCGACCTGCACCGAGAGACTCGGCACTCTGGTCAGTCGCACTCCGTCACGCTCGATAATACTGCCGATGGACGGTGCGTCACGCATCGGCATGTCGATTTCAACCACATTTCCGTCAGGATCTTGGAACTCGTACTTCATGTTCGGTTCGCCACCGCGCGAAGCCCAGCGACGCTGCTTGCGGGAATCGGGTTCGGCTCTCCCATCTCGTTCTGTCGCATCTGAGGTACCTGCGGCATCGTCGGGGAAGCGCCCATCGGGGCACCTCCGCCCTGACCGAGGTCGATCATCTCGCCGAGGTTCGGGACGTTCAGGGCGTCGCCGACGATCGAGAGGATCTCCTTCCACTTGACGTTCGGAAGCATCATCGCGCTTTGGGCGACGGTGGACGTTATCTGGAGGAGTTCAAGCGCCCGCTTCTGGACGAGAGCCTCGGACACTCGCTCCATGCTGTAGGCGTCGACCGAGACCTCAAGGTCCTCCCATCCAGTCGTCTTGACGCCGCCCTCGAAGATGGGCTCCGCCTCCAGCAACTGCTCGACGGCGTCCTTTCCGAGGGGGAAGAACACTCGGTCGTCGTGCCAGAGATACCAGCAGACCGATCGACCGAGTTCGTCGACAGCCTCCTGAAACTGGCGCTTCAGGTGGGCCATGCGCATGGTCGCGCTCGACTCGGCCACGGCAACCTCGGTAGCCGTGGCGCTACCGCCGATGTTCCCGCGCATGGCGTCGTGGATGCCCGAGACTCGGTCGAGGCGGTCGGATGCCAACTGGCTGTAGTTGACCTGCTGGGGGGTGATCCCGCCGATCTCAAGGTTGACCACGCGGTCCTTGTCGAGCGACTCGGACAGGACGATGTAGTCGTGGGGACGGTCCTTGATGTCCTGCGCCAACTTGTGGTTGCGGCTGTCCACCATGACGAGACGCTTGTACGCGGCCGCGCTCGCGCGCATGCTGCTCAGGTGGGCGTTCAGGTCCTCGACCTGAGACTGGATCGCCATCAGGGGAGACAGCGGGTACGGGTCGTCGGGAACCGTGTACACGCCGAACACGCTGTACGGTCCCTGCCTCGGGCCGAAGAACGGGATCGGCTTCCGAACGAAGCCTCCGAACTTGCCGTTCGACCCTCCGCTCTTGACGACGGTGTAGATCGTCCCGTTGACCATGCCCTGACCGAACAACTGGTCGACGGTCTCGGCGATCTCCTGATCGATCTCTGGGACCCAGATCTCGTAGATCGCCAGTTCCTTCCTGTCCTCGACGTGACGGCCAGCGTCGTCGCGGGTCTCGTCGATGTCGGTGTTGTCGCCGATCCCCTCGATGTACTCGGCATCCCAAGTCTTGTCCTCGGCGGCCCTCGCGAGCAGGTCGGCCTTGTCCACCGCGTAGCAGTGGCCCATGAACCGAGCGTCCTCGATGTTCGTCGCGGCTGGATCGATGAAGAACCGCTCGGGAGAGATTCGGTAGACGCGGGGAAGGTACGGCTCCCTTCCGTCCACCTGACGGGCCTCGGCCCGTGGCTCGCTCACCGTGAGGGCGACTCCCCAAGAGAGCAGCATGTCGGTCGCGACACGCTCAAGCGTCTTGCGGAGTTTGGTGATCCTGCACCATCGGTTGAGCGCGATCTGGAGCCGCTTGCCGACGAGCATGTCCGTCATCGCGTCGGCGCATGCGACGCGGAACTTCGGGTTGTCGTGGATGATGCGCGGCAGCACGAGGCTGATGAACTCGTGCCCGAAGTTCTCGGGGTCGTCGTTGGAAAGATCGGACCTGTCGTCGCGGTACGCAGGTCCGTGGTACTTCTCGACCATCGACCGAAGGCTGGAGATGTGCGCGTCGCGGAACTTCTCAGCGCTCTCCAGTTCTCGCCGCAGGTTGTCGAATGATGTGTCGAGCATCTTGGGGCCTCACTTCTTCTTGCTGGGCTTCTTGCCGCCACCCATGCCGCCGCCGTAGCCGCCGCCCTTGCCGCCACCCTTGCCGCCGTTCATGCCCTTGCGGGACGTCGCGCATCCGTTCTTCTTCATCGCTTGCTCCTGTTCTCAGGCTTCTGTGGACACTCGACCATCGAAGCCTTTGCAACGACCGAGTTGACGAACTGCATGAGGCGCTGCGCGTCCGCATTCTCGATGCGGTCCACGTCGCGCGTATCCGTGTACTTGATGTGAGCGGTCGTCCCGAAGAACGAGATGCGCTCGATTCGATGGAGGGGCACGAAGACCTGTTCGGTGATCGGTACGAGCATCAGCGCTTCCTCGCCTTCTTCTTGGGCAACGACTTCATGTTCGGCGTCTCCTTCGCCCACTTCTTCGCCGTCTTCGGCATGGTGGCGAACATGTACTTCTGCTGGGCCTTCGACTTGAACGGCATGGTTCACCTCTTGAGAAAGTATCGGGTTCTGACCCAGTCAACCTCAAGCGTCGTAGCAACAGCAAACGTCTGCACCCCACGGAGCGTGATTCCTCCGTTGTTGAGCGTGGAACCGTTTCCAGAGACGTTGACCTCCTCGGACATGTTCACATTGCCTACGAAGTTGTCCCGCCTAGGGATGAACGCTGGGTCGGTCTCGTTGTGGACGAGCCGACCATTCGCCCAGAACTGAGCCTGCTTTCCATCTCGGCGAACCCAGACGTGCAGTGTCGACCATCCGTTTGTGGGAACGCCAGTGTCGATCCGCTTCTCTAGGAACGAAGGATCTCCGTATCCTCCCTGCCCGTTCACCGACAGATGGGCAAACCAAGTGCTTTCGCTTCCGTACGTCGTGAAGCAGAGGCAGGCGTAGAACGGAATGGAGTTCGGGACGTAGGTGATGTGTCCAGCAGCAAATCCGATGCGTGGGACCGTCTCGTCTGGATTCAACTTGACAAACCTGACCCGAGCCGTGCAGTCCATCTCGAACTGACCAGCCATCAGGTTCGAGTTCTGCCCGCTGACTCGGTCGGAGACTGCGACTCGAAGACCAGTCGTGATCGGAATGGCGAGCCCGTACTTCTGCGCGAAGTCTCTGGTGTAGTCGGCGACGAGAGACAGGTCGCCGCCTCCTCCGATCGTCGGGTTCCACACGTTCATCGAGCCGATCACAAGACCGTTGGTCGGGGTCTTTGCGGCGCAGTTGCCGAACATTCGGCAGCACTTCCTGATGTCGAACTCGCGCGCGTCTGGGAACGAGTGGTCGACGGACTCGAATACGCCGTGCATCACGCCCTCCCTGTGAAGTAACGGAACTGGAGGTAGTCGGACTTCAACTGGTACGCGGTCGTCACGGTTCCAGTCGCATGGGCGTCAAGACCGACTCGGATGGCTGCGGTGAACGGAAGTCCAGTCACGATGTGCTTGACGACGTCGTCCACCGTGAACACCGCCTTCTGGCCGTCCTGAGACACCCAGATCCCGAACGTGCTCCACTGGGATACGGGAACGCCAGTGTCGATGCGGACGCGGGTTCCAGTGGACCCGTCCCAATTTCCCCACACCGCAACCTGCCACGTCGTCTCGGCGGGACCGCGCTCGAAGACAAGACCGTTCGCCGACTCGCCAGCGTTCTGCCGAGCGATGACGGTGTCGAAGAACCCGATGCGGATGTACGCATCGCCAGCGTTCGGTGTGCCAGCGGCGATCCGCGCCCTGCACAGGAAGTCGAACTCGCATGTACCGAGAGTGAGCGCAACAATGGCTCCGTGCTCTCGGATGGAGCATCTGGTCCCCTGAGCCGCGTTGCTCGGGATCGCAAGGGTGACGACTCCAGCCGTCTGGTTCGGCGTGCTGTACTCGGCGGCGTACGCAATCGTCCCAGCGGTGGTTCCGCCAGTGGACTCGACGAAGTCGCCGACGTTGAAGAAGTCGCTCGCCATGCGAGCGCAACGCTCGATGTTGTAGTCGCGGATCTCGGTCGGGAACGCCTCGATCCTCTGCTGCCGCTGGATGCTCATGTCGCCTCTCTCTGCGACTCGCAGTCGCCGATGAGCGGGGACGCGCCCCGCAGGATGTCGAAAAGCCTATCGTTCTCGGCCTTCAGCCGAGCGCACTCCGCCCGAAGGTCGGCCAACTCGACCCGAAGACGGATCACCTCGTCGATCACGGCTGTACCTCCTGACGGGACTCGCGGTCCTTGAACAAGAGCGTGATGCCCATGCGGACGACGTCGACGACGCTGACGTGGCGCGACCAGTCCGCCGCGTACATCGCGGCGAGGCGCTTCAGGTCCTCGTGGCTGTCGAGGTCCACGCGCACGGTCTTGGTCGGCTTGCGGTCGCTCATCGCTTTGCCCTGTTCGCGGATCGCGACGTCACGCGCAGGTTCGACCTGCGGTTGTCGCGGGGGTTTCCATTCTTGTGGTCGATGTCCTTGCCGTCGCCCTTCCGCACGAGGCCATCGCGCTCGGCGGCGCGTCGGACCTTGTTGCGGGACGCACGGTCCTTCTTCGACGCGGTCGAGGAGTGGAACTTCGCGTACTCGGCCTTGTAGTCACGGGGCATTGGCAGGCTCCTTGAAGCAGTCCCAGCCCCTGTCCTCAGCAGTACGGCGCGGATCGTCGAAAGAAAACGCGCACACCTCGCGCCTCGCCTCGTCGCGCTCGGATGTGCGCTGCTCGGCAATGGCCCGTAGAACATCACACATTTCCCGCATCCGCTCGATCTCGCGCTGCGCGTCCAGCGCCTCGTGGCAGAACTGCGTCGTACCTTGGTTCCGAGCGCAGCCCACGTTGCTACGAAGCCGCTCGATCTCGGCAGCAGCCTCGATCCTGAAGTCGGCGGAGACGGGATGGTCCACGTCGCGGAGACGCCTGACGATGTCGTCGGTCACTTCTTCCTCCCCCAGTTGGACTTCATCTGCGAGTACGCCTTGTCGCTGACCGTGGTCTTCGACTTCGGACGCGAGGTCCCTGCGGCCTTGCGCTTGTTGATGTTGTGGAGGAGTCCCTTCTTGGCAGCCATGTCAGCACTTCCACCTTTTGCGGGCGGCCTTGCCGCGCTCGCCAGTCCAGCCAGCCGAACGGGCGCAGAACGACTTCTTGCGCGCGCCGCCCTCGGGCTGGGGAGCCTTCAGGTTCGACCCAGTCTCGCGGTTGTACTTCGCTCGGCCCTTCGCCGTCAGGCCAGCGCCCTGAGACACAGGCAACTTCTCGCCACGCCCGACGGAGAGGCTCGGTCCCTTCTTGCGAGGCATCACTTGCCTCCCTTGGGATGAGGCTTCGGCTGGGCCTTCGTCCAGCCCCAAGGATGATTCTTCTTCGGCTTCACCGCCGTCATCGGAACACCTCGTCGTGCTTCAGGATCGCACCAAGACTGTCGGGCGAGAAACCGCTCCTCGGCCTCTCGGGACCGACGCCCTCGTCGCACAGCATAAGCGCTCCAGCCAGCGCGATCACGCGGTCTCCGTGAGATTCCCGAGCACCAGTCGAAAGATCGCGAACCGACCCAGCCTCGATCGAGCCGTCGTCCATGATGACGTAGTCCAGCATCTCCCGAAGGGCATCCTCGCTCCTGATCACCACCGTCCCCTGCGCCAGAGCACGGCTCAACCCCGCCAGAAGCGTCCTCTTCGACCTACGCGAACTGTGCCAGCCGACCCTGCTCGTCCGACCCTCCGACTGGGTCCCGATCGAACGCTGGCGATACACCTCCGCGTACCCGATGCGGTCGAAGTCATGGTGCATCGCCGCACCCGCCCCGTTCACCTCCCACCCCACCATCGGGTGCCGACGCCCCCGATACACCGTCATCGCAGCCTCCACCATGTCGTTTGCCAAGTCATGCGGCGGAATGTTCGGATCCGCAAACTCCGCCACCAGTTCACGACTCTCCGCGTCCATCACCGCCACGGCGCTGTTCGCACTACCCGTCCCGTACGCAGGATCCGCGAACATGACGTACTCCCGATCCCTGTCCCCGTCGCGCCAGACCTTCCAGCGCCCATTCGGATCGTCCACGAACCTGCCTCGGACCAACTCGCACACCCGTGGAAGGTCGCAGTGACGAGCCATGTGGTCCGTCACCACCGACGGCTGGAAGAAGTTCTGGCCGCTACCCACCTCCGTCGCGAACACGTTCTGAGCCATGTCCACCGTGTCGCGGCGACGCATCTGCTCCTCAAGCCAAGGAGTCCACCGAAATAGGGATCCTGCCGTCCCAGTCACCTTCCCGTCGACGTCGATCCTGTCCTGACCCCCCGCCCCCTTCTCAGGGTGATCCGTGTACAGCAACTCCACCAGCCTCGGATCGCCAGTAGACCTCCCCTGACGGACCAGATTCGCATAGTGCGTGCCCGCACCAAGCGGAGTGCTCACCGCAATGCGGCACGCCGTGCAGTCCGCAGCAGACCGCCAAGCAGCCTCCGCATCCTCCATCGCCGCGAACTCGTCGAACATCACGAACGTGCGCCGTCCACCACGGCCGACGTGCGCCGTACTCGCCTGACCAGTGATCGTCGCACCAGAGACAGGGTTCTTCAGCATCATGTGCTGACGACAGTCCGTCCCGCGCTTCACCAGACGCTCCGCTGGCGCAGGCAACAGCCAAGGAGGCTGGGTGTCCAGCAGGTAGTCCAACTTCCAGAACAGACTGTCAGGGTCAGATGGCTTGTCCACGCCATCCTCAACGCGACTCACCAGCAGCGTCTGCCAGCCCTTGAACATCCAACCCCATACCGCGATCGCACCGAGCAGCCAACTCGCACCCATGTCGCGGCTCTTCCGAACCACAACGTCACGGCCGTCACCCACCGCAGCGATGATCTCCCGAGACGCCCGCTCCTGACAGGGCCATAGGACGAACGGATGATTAGGGATCCTACTCGGAACCTCCCTGCCACTCACAGGATCAGTCTCTTTGACCCTGTAGGTCCACCCCGTAAGGCGAAGCCAGAGCGCAAAGTCCTCGGCAAAGAGTGCGCGGAAGTCGGAGCGGAGTTCTTCTGAAATCGTGCTACGGGCGAGGAACTGCGCGCGGGCCCCGCCCACCCCCCCGTCCCCACCCCCCGTGGGTCGCGGCGAGCCCACTATCACGGTGCCGCCTCGCCGCCCTGCGTCCACTCCGCCAGCAGCAGCCGCGCCCTGCTCGCGTCGCCGCCGTCCATCGCGAGCGTCGTTCGCTGGTCGACCTGAACGCTGCTCCTCTCCCTGTAGACGTCGGGTCGTAGCGCCTTCAGCCTGAACTGGATCATGGCGACCTGCGTCGTCGTCGCGTCGACCTCGCCCATCGCGATCGAGTCAGCGACACACTCGAGCCTCGCCGCAGTCTCTTGCATGGCGTCACGGTGCGCCGCAGCGAACTCGGGGGACATCCGCATCCATCGGTGCGCCTGCGCCTCGCCGATGCCTACGAGGTCGCAGCATCGCCGCCAGCCGAGCGCGCCGACGTTCTCGACCCATAACGCCATCTGCCGCTCGCGTTTCTCCCTCGCGCTCTGCGGCTCAACATCGGTCGGCACAACATCGAACAGAATTGTGTGAGGCAATTTGTCGCTCATAACACCTGCACTCTACGCGACTTGTGGGAAACCTGCTCACAAGCCCTCAAGTTTTTTCGCGAGAATGCCGATCATCCACTTGACCTACCACAATTGTGGTGGCAAGATGGTCTCAGTCTTTGACAAGTCAACCCCACCGCGCTGGTTCGGTGCCTTCCCTTCGGGCGATCCCCGTCGAGGTCGAGGGCGGCTCCAGCGAAACGCGGGCAACCCCCGCAGTGTGTGAGAGAACGAACGGAACACGCGACCTGAGAACCGCGCGCCTTGCCTTGTGCATGGCGCGCTCTCCCGAGCCGCGTGGCTCGGTCACCTCCAACGAAAGGAACTGACCTATGTCGAATGACGCTCACCTCCTCGTCTCTGAGATCCCGAACACGACCGCGAAGGTCGAGATCCGCGACGTCGCCTGCATCCGCCGCAGTCACACTGTGAAGGCGGATTGCACGACAGGCATCGCGACCGTTCAGGTGATCGCCGATCGGATCTCATTCCGCATCTCGTACCTGTACAGCATGGGGACGATGGTGAAGGGCGTGACGGTCACCGATGCGAAGAATGTGTACTTCCGCATCTGCGGACAGATCGACCTGCTCAACGCGGTTGCCGAGTGCGAGACGTTGCAGCAGCAACTGCGCGACGATCTCGAATGCGCGTACAGCACCGCCCTCGCCCGCCTCCGCAAGTGACCATCCCCCTGCTCCCCCTTTACGGGGGGCGCAGGGCTTCACCCTCTCCGCTGTGGAGGGGGCGCCAGTGACCCGAAAGGAACTGACCCATGCTCGTGAAGACGTCCAAGACCGCCATCGAGACCGCCCTCGCCCGCGCCGTCGACCGCAACTCAACCACCTGCGACTTCCGCTCGGTCACCGTCAAGTGGACGAAGGATCGGCACGGCTGCAACATTGCGACCGTGATCGGCGACTTCGATGGCCTGCGCATCTCGGTGATTGTGGAGGAGCAGGACGAAGGGGAGTGGACCGTGTACCTCGACGGCAACCTCGCAGGTGCATCATGGTGCAGCACGACGCCGCGCTTCGAAACCGCCGACGAGGTCAACGACCTTGTCTCCCTGCTCCGTCGCGGTCGAGACCTGCTCTGCTCGGTGCAGATCGAGATCGAGCGCGCCGCCCGCTGACACTGCCCACCGCTACCCGCCTCCCACCAGTGGGGGGGGGCGGGGTGCGAGCCGCAGTGGCTCGACCTACCACATTCCCCGAAAGGAACTGACCCATGCCAGCACCGACTCTCTCGACCCCCGCCGCCCGCATCGAACTTCGCGACCTCGCGACCGCCACCTACTGCGAGCGCTTCGAGGCGCTTCCCGAGGATCACGTCGCTGCCGACCGCTTGCGCTCGGCGCTGGCGTCGACCGCCAACGCAGTCACCGACCTCGGGTTCGTCGTGACCTGCGGACGCAAGGCAGGCTCCTCCTGCGCGGCGTGGCTGGAGGTCACCGCGACCGACGGGTCGAGCCTGTACCTGTACTGGGACCCGATGCTCGACGGCTTCGACTACGAGGGCTCGGGCGAAGACGGCTGCGACCTCGACGAGATCGAGGCGAACACCGAGGACGAACCCGAGACGGTGTCCTGCGACGGCTGCGGCGAGGACGATGCCGAGGATGCGGGCGAGGGCTTCGCGTTCTGCGCCGCCTGCCGCGCCAAGGATGCCGCCACTCCCCGCATCGACATGGTCCCGAGCAACGTGCACCTTGTCGAGGTCGACATTGACGAGGATGACATTGACCGCCTCGGGAACTACATCGGCTACGGCATCGAGTCATACGACACCGTGCGCCAGTGCGACACTGGCTGGTGGCTGATCCGCATCGAGTCGGTCGGCAGGACCACCATCGCTGGCATCCTCGATGACCTCGACGCCGTCCGCCACTACCACTTCCGAGACCGCGCCTGACCCCATCCCGCCCTGCCCCTTGACTGGGGCAGGGCGGCTTCGCCCGACGCATCGAGCCGAGGGCACCCCCGCCAGTTCACGAAAGGAACTGACCATGACCGTGAAGACCATTCAGGTGACCGCAACGTGGGAGGGCATCCTCCCGATCCTCTGCACTCTGATCAAGAAGGGCGGCGAGAGCGAGCGCACGGCGACCGCCGAACTGCTGCGACTCTGCCGCGCCGTCGACGAGCAGGCGAAGCCCGCCGCTCCGAGCCCGAACGACCCCGCCGTCTGCGTCTCCTACGGGGAGATCCGCCAGCAGGTCGAGCGCACCGACCTGACTTGCCATCAGGGCTTCACGGCGGAGCAGCGCGCGAAGGCGGAGCGCCTGCTCACCAGCGCGCTGGCTGACCTGATCGTCGCGAACCTCGACCGCCTGACCTCGAACGCGCTCCTCGACTCCCTCGATTGACGGCTCGTGCGCCGCAGGCTCCCCTCGCGAGGGGAGCCTGCCCGCCTGCGCCGTTGCAGGACCAACACCCCAGTTCACGAAAGGAACTGACCCCATGCGTAACCACATCTGCGAATCCCTCCTCAACGCCTGCGTCAACTCGCACCTCACCGACAGGCAGGCCAAGTGGAACCACGCGACCGACACCTCCAACCTGCTCAACGCCTTCATCGATTCGAGCGGCGTCCCGTACTGGGCGGCGAACATCGTCGTGATGGAGAAGTGCGCCGACCATTGGCTCGTCTGCATCGCCGACGTCAGCCGCTCGTTCCTGCGCAGCAACCTCGCCTCGCGCCAGTTCGTGGTCGCCGAGACCTCCAAGCGTAGCAACGGCGAGGAGACCGTCCGTTTCAATCCGCACAGCATCGAGGGCAGCATCACCGAGTTGGTGGAGGGTTTCATCAACCCCTACGGCAGGGAGTGGGAGGCTCGCCTTCAGATGAGCCACGCGGAGAAGACGAAGGCGTGGTTCGAGTACCTGTACAGGCAACTCATCAAGAATCCCGACCTGCTCGCGGGATACGCCCCCGAGATCCGCGCTTGGGCGGATGCAGGCATCGCCGACTGCCTGTCTGCGGGTGAGTTGAAGCGCATCGATGCCGAGATCAAGCAGAGGGCTGAGGATGATGCGCGCGCCCTTGCCCTCGCTCGGGAGCAGCGCGCCGCCGAGGATGCGAAGCGCGCCAAGCGCGCCGCTGCCGCCGAAGCACGCAAGCAGCGCGCGAAGGGAGGTGCGGCCTGACCTGCCGATCATCCGCGAACCCCCCTGCCCTCGGGCGGGGGGGCTGCGGGTGACCGTCACCCTACCCCGAACCCAGTCACGAAAGGACTGCACAATGCACCGCGAAGACCCCTCGATCATGGAACTGGTATGCGGCACTATCACCATCGCCGCTCTCGTCTGCACCCTGTGGGTGCTCGCTTACATCGCCTGACTTGACACACCACAATTGTGGTGTACACTCTCCCCAGTCGCCCGCCGCACTTCGCTGCGGGGACCTCAACACCCGTCCCGAAAGGACTGACTGCAATGGCTCACGAAATCCGCTCCAACGACCGCGTCGTTCTCGCCCGCACCCAAGCATGGCACGGGCTCGGCATCGTCCTCCCCGACCAGTTCACCCCTGCCGAAGCGCTCGCCGTCGGCGGGCTCGACTGGACGGTCGAGGAGAGCACCGCCCTCACCGCGACGTTCGCCGAGGTCGACGGCACCGCCACCCGCAACATCATCGACAGCCACAAGACGCTGCGTCGCTCGGACGACAAGACGATCCTCGGCACCGTCGGCTCGGGCTACGGCATCGTGCAGAACTCGACCCTCGCCGAGATCGCCAATTCGTTCAACCTCGCTGGCGTCCGCGTCGAGACCGCTGGCAGCCTGTTCGGGGGACGCAAGATTTGGTTCCTCCTCGACGGCGGCAGCATCGACGTCGGCGGCAAGGGCGACGTCACCAACCGCTTCATCATGCTCCACAATGCGCACGACGGCACCGCCTCGCTCGGCGGCGACCTCGTCAAGACGCGAGTGGTGTGCAACAACACCTACACGGGAGCGCTCAATGAGGGCGGCGCGTTCTTCCGATACCGCCACACCAGCGGCATCGCGCTCCGCGTCGAGGACGCCAAGCAGGCGCTCGCAGCGTTCCGCTCGGTCACCGAGAAGGACGATGCCGCGATGCAGGCGCTCGCCGCGAAGAACCTCAGCCGCGCCGAGATCCAGTCGCTTTGGACCGACGTCCTCGTCGCTCTCGACGGCCCGATCGCCGTCAACCCGAAGTCGGAGTCTGAGCACCGCCGCAAGCAGAAGGCGGTCGACGCCCTCGTCGATATGACGCGCGTGTTCGACGCCGAGCAGCAGCAGTTCGGCGCGACCGCGTGGGTCGCCGCCAACGCCGTCACGAACTACATCCAGTACCACCGCGGACGCCTGACTGGCGACGCTCGCAAGAGCGCCGACCTGTTCGGCTCCTACGCCGACGCCAAGCGCCTCACGATGCGCAAGGCGCTCGCGCTCGTCTGACCGATCAACCCCATGCGGGGGAGAGGGGCGGCACCCTGCCTCTCTCCCCTGCTTTCGCATTTACGGAGACCAACGATGAACCTAAGGACCAAGCCTCGAACGCACGAGACGATCTCGATCGGAGGACGCACCAAGTGGCGGCTCGACGCACTCTGCCTCGCGGGGCGTCGAAGCCGCACCGCCACGGTCGAGGTGCTCCTCGACTTCTACTTCCGCCACAATCCAGCCGTCCGCGACTTCGTCGAGGAGCGGATGAACGACCCCCACCCCGTCCAACTGAAGGCAACGAAAAATCCCGTCGACTCCGCTGACGCCGAGCCGACGGGAGAAAGGATCTGACCCCATGAGTGTAGCACACCCCGCCAGCGGCATCCACCACCTTCCCGACTCCCAGTACTTCGGCATCGACCTGCCTTCGAGCAGCAGCACCAAGACCCTGCTCGCTGGCACCAACGCCCACCTTGCCTACGAGCGGGATACCCCGCGCGAGGAGAACGACGCATTCGCGATAGGCGCATACACCCACGCCCTTCTGCTCGACCCCGAGTCGATCGAGGCTAATTTCATCCGTGTCGGCGACATCGATCGCCGCACGAAGGACGGCAAGGCTGCATGGGCTGACGTCCAGCGCCGAGCAGGGCTCACTGGCGCGCGCATCGTCACCGACGAGCAGGTCGCGCTCGCGACCGCGATGGCCGACTCCGTGATGGCGAACCCGTCGGCGTCCAGCCTGATCAGGACGGCGACCGACCGCGAGATCACTATCATCGGCGAGATCGGCGGCCGCCCCGCCAAGGCGAAGATCGACGCGGTGATCCGCATCGGAAACGCCTGCGTCGTTCTCGACGTCAAGACCACCGAGTCGGCAAGCGCTCGAGACTTCGCCGCCAGCGCCGCCAAGTTCGCGTACTTCCATCAGGCTGCGTTCTACCGCCGCCTCGTCGAGCAGACCGAACTCGGCAGGATGGACGACTTCATCGTGATCGCCGTCGAGAAGAAGGCCCCGCACCTCTGCGCGGTGTACCGCATCCCGACCACAGCGCTCGACATCTCCGACTCGCGCATCGACGCACTCGTCGAGCGGTGGTGGAAGGTGCAGGATGGCGACCGCACTGGCTACCCCACGAACATCACTGAACTGGAGCCTCCGCGTTGGTGGCTCGCGAACGACTGAGAGAACGAAAGGAACTGACACATGAGTCTGATGAAGACCGACACCGTGCAGGCGACGACGATCGAGCAGGTGCTGATCTCGGGCGACCTCTCCCGCCTCACCGCCGAGCAGCGCAACATCTACTACAAGAGCGTCTGTGACAGCCTCGGGCTGAACCCCCTCACCCGCCCGTTCGACTACATCACGCTGAACGGCAAGTTGACCCTCTACGCGCGCAAGGACTGCACCGACCAGTTGCGCAAGTTGCAGGGCGTCAGCATCCGCATCGTCTCGCGCGAGAGCGCCGACGGCGTGATTGTGGTCACCGCTCAGGCGACCGACAAGCACGGGCGGATCGACGAATCCACTGGTGCCGTCTCGGTGCAGGGGCTGCGCGGAGAGGCGCTCGCGAACGCGACGATGAAGGCGGAGACAAAGGCCAAGCGCCGAGTGACGCTCTCGATCTGCGGGCTTGGGTTCACCGACGAGAGCGAGGTCGAGTCGATCCCGCACGCTCGGATCGAGACCGCTCCGCGAGCGGCGGACAACATCGTCGCGTCGCGCCCTGCGCTGCCCGACCCTACGCCTGCGGCGCGGCGCTCCGAGCCTACGCCGCTTCCTGTTGTCGAGGCTCCCGTCGTCGCGCTGCCCCCAGCACCGACCTCCGTGCCTGACGAGGGAGAGTGGGAGTGCTTCATCTCGGCGATCGAGGAGCACAAGGGCAAGTCGGGACCCGTTTGGCGCGTCGTCGACACCGACGGCAACGTGTTCGCGGCGCTCGATGCGCTCATCGTCGAGGAACTTTCGACGATCCGCCACGAGGGACGACTCGCCCGATGCGAGGTTCAGAGGCGCGGCCAGCGCCATGTGATCCTCTCTGCCGAGGGGGTGTCCCAGTGAGGAGCACCGCACGCCTGTCGACCCGCACCGAGACATCGGACAGCGCTTACGCCGTCGCCCCTTCGGGGGCGGCGGCGCGCTGCCTCGCCGAGATCCTCTCACGCCCGCGATCGGTCGACGAACTGATGGTCGACCTCCGCATGTCACACTCGACGTGCAGCGCCGCCGTCAACCGCCTGATGCGGCTGGGGTGGGTCTACGACGCGGGGGTGCGCACGAAGACCCGCGCTGGCCGCACGGCCATCGTGTGGATGCCGCAGGATCCCCCGATCCCGCTGCGCGAGGCGCTGCCGACGCGCATGGAACTGGCCCGCCGAATCAAGCGGGCGATCTCGTTGATCGAACGCGGCAGCACCGACGGCATTTCACTGGAAGAGATCACCTCTATCCTGAAGGGAAACACCAAATGATTTCTGGAGACATCGAGATCACGGTCGACGACGACGACGTCGACGGCAACACTCTGATCGCGTCGTTCGCGGCGGACAGCGGGGAACTGGACCTGCCGCCGAAGGTGTGCTTCATCGTGCAGGGCCCGAGCAAGACCGAGGGCATCGACGCCGAGGTGCGGCACTTCTTCACGGTCGAGGTCGCGGTA